TTGCTGTTTTATAATGATGAGATAGTTTCATGCCTAAACTCACATCATTTAACGGTACAAATTCAACAGGTAATTTAACTTCTTTTTTAATTGGTTGTACAAATTCAACATCTTCCGGTTTTAGTAACTCATATCTTTTAAGATGTTTTTGATTTCCATGCTTCTTGATTAATTTATAAATTGAGCCATGGGTATTGTTTGTTTCAGCACATGACCAACATTTATAGACACCTCTTCTATAATTAACTTCTAAGTTACCTTTACCATCTCCATCATCTAAACCCTTGATTTCGTAAGAGCAAATGGGACAATCAAAAGATATCTGACCCTTGTAATCATTGTGCATTCTATATTCACCTAGAATATCTTCTAGAATATCTATAACTGGTGCATATTCCGTTGCGACTGATGACATAGTAGAAAGTATAAACAAAAAAAATTGAAATAAAAAATTTGTAAATAAAAAAAGACGGAAGTGTACACCAACAACTTCCGTCCTATACCATTGTACATTGTGCTACAATGGTACGATATGTTTTTTTACTGTAAATAAAGTATAAACAAAAAAAATTAAATAACCAAATTAATTTAATAATTTAATATAACATTCGATACACTCATGTTTAGTGTAATATCGGCCAATTCATCAGAACTATAGTCTAAATCACCAAAATTGACAGAATTAATTGCTCCCCATATTGACCAATCTGAAACCACAGTTCCAACTGGGTCTAACATTTGAAGTTTTATAACCAATGGATTATAAAATATTTGTCCACCTATGAGTTCATAAATTCTTTGTGACGTGGATGGACTTATTGGGTCATATAATGTAAATTGTATATCATCCCATGTGACTAAACCATTGTTAAATGTTGCTGAGGGTCTTGATGTCATTCTAACAAGATAGGGTGATATGTTGAAAATTTCAGGAAAGGTAACCAAGAATCTATTTTGCCTCATTGGTTCAAATGCGGGAATAAACACTCCATTTTGACGTGGGGTGTTATCAACCACTTGACCCGGTTTATCCACATAACCTCTAAACAATTTAAAATTAGACATGTTAATCTTTTAAACCGTTTTTCATCATATTAACATAACCAATAACCGCAGTTGCAGCATCACTCATGTCGTAGTTTTCTTTTTTAAGTTGTCCGGTTTTACCGTATAACCATTCAACTTCAGGACAAACAGAATTTACGTTTTCCCAAATGATATGTTTTTTATCGATGTCTTTTGGTAATCCACCAAATAAAACATTTTTACCCTTATCATTTTGTCCAACTAAACTTGGGAATGCAAATTTTCTTGCATTGTAAGTTGAGATAAAAGTGGGTACAATACCTAACATATCATAACAACATTTTAAAATCATTGTGTTGTATCTCAACAACGTTCCGACCGTATAAATGTTGTTTGAATTCAACAAAGGTTCTTCAATAACTATTTTAGTTATCCCCACATCCTTATAATTCTCTAAGTGTTCTCTAAAAGCGTCCGCTTTTTTTAACATCTCTTCGATTTTATCTTCTGGTTGTGGTTTTATTTTCGGTGAGAAATGTGTTAATTCTAATAATTTAGAAGAATTAATATCGAATAACGCCCACCCGGTGGTCTTAGTTGAAATGTCTAATCCCAAAATTTTGGGAGCATTCTTTAGTTTTATACTCATATAAGAATATATACGGGATATTTTTAAGAAAGTAAAGTCTTAGAAATCTATCTTGACCGCAAAAACCTGAGTACCACTTCTTTTTATTGGATTAGAAACTTTACCGATAACAAGAACTTCCTTGTTTTCGTTCAATAACGCAACTTCGGTAATTCTTTTCATTTGTCCCGTGGTGTATGTTGGGTTCTGTGTTGTTAAAAACTGAGACGATGGTAAGTTAACCATAAAATTCATTTTTTCAATGTCGGTTGCCCTTACTAATCTAATACTACCGGGGAATGGTTGTTCGTCACCAAATTGAGGTAAATTTGTATTATTATTATTCGGTACATTTCCCAAGAATTCCTCAATATCGTAAAATGGTGCATTATCATATGAATCAAAATCCACAATAAATGAAACATCAACTAAACTATCGGGGTCAATCAGATTACCAATCTTTGTTGTTCCTGATGTCATGTCAACCATTTTCCAATCATTTGGTGTTGGTAGTTCTCCTAAATTTGTTTTTTGTATTAGTATATGGAATTCACTAGCAATAAAACCATTAGTCGCATCACACGGTTCATTTGTTGACATCATGTTTGAAAAGAAGTCACCCGTAAATTTAACGTATAAATTTGATGGCATTTGATAAAAAGTACTTCCGCTAGTTACATTGAATTTACTATAATAGTTACATGGTAAACCATTTAATGACGTATCTCCACTATAAGTAAACATATATGTTACCCATGTTGTTTCTTCCACATTACCCTGAAAAAATGAATTTGCGGATGCGGTGTCACTTGGTATGTAACTAATTTTTGGTGCCGGTAATGTGTATTTTCTATTTGATTTATAATCAAGAATTGCAACTAACTCTTGGTCATCAAATACCACAATTTTATTATTTACAAAAACCTTTCCAACTTTATTTCCATTTTCATCTAATAGATAATGAAACTTTAATCGTTGATTTGGATTTACTCTTGAATTAACATAGTAGTCAATTGTGTCCATGGTAAATAATGCACCGATAGTGTCACCACTATTTCTATGGTATTGTATAAATGGAATATAAACTTCAAAATATTCTAAATCAGTAATTGTACCTACAACATCGTTTTCTAACAATGCATCACCCTCAACATTGTTTGTTGAAATGTAATCATCATATTTGAAAAATCTTTCTGGGTCATTTTTTAAATCACCTAATTCTGAATAATGGATAATTACAACACATCTTTGTTCTTCGGGTGATACTTCAATTTGTTCATTATATGAATTATAGTAAGAAGTTGGGTAACTTAATGTTCCACCGGTAAAGTTGCTAAATGTTTGTCCACTTGATGTGGTATAACCTAAAAATTGTTTTGTTGAAACATGTTTATTTGATGTAAACCCTGATAGACTTTCATCTACACCAGTACCAAAAAATGCGGTAGAATCAAATCCAATTGGTTTGTCACCCCAAACAACTTCCATTTTCCATGGATTCAATTGTTGCGATGGGTCAATCTCGGCAGGTCTACAACTTGGATTAAATTCAACACTTATTGGAAATTCATTTTCACATGAATTACAGATAACTTGAACATTACCTGTACATCCCGTTAATATAGGTGTTGGTCTATCAATTGAAAGTGTGTTACCACTAACAGATAAAACTTTATAAACTAAACTTGAAGATTGTCCTGTAATCACCGGATAATTAGGGTCAGTTCCGCAAAATTGACTGAAAACTAATGTAATGTACTCACAATTATTGAAACTACTACCCGTTGGAACAGTAATTGAAGACGAACCATTAATATTTGAAATAGAAATACTTTGTGTGGTACATTCAATAGATGTTCCTGTACAATCTGTTGGGTCGTATTCTTTATATTCACTAACAAATCCCGCGGGACCCATTACGTTTCTTATTGTATCAGTTGTTGACATTTGAATAGGAACACCATAAACGGTTGATGTTGCTGAATTATCAATTTTATATGGATATTTTATTCCACCTTCTTTATCCATTGGTGAAAAAACCGATTGATGGGGTATTAAACCTAATCCGGTAAAGTTATCAAATGGAGTTGTATAATCGAATTCGGAATCACCAATTTGAAAATATGATATGTTAAAATTACCCTTTGAGATATAGTTTCTTCCCTTTTGGGTTATTCTCACAGATAGGAATTCTGAATTATTTTTACTTAAAAAGCTCATTTTGGTTATTTATTTATTTTTTTCATTTAATTTTATTTTTAACATATCATTCCTGAACATGGAGTTGTATAATCAGTTACAGTTGAAGATGTTGGGGGGGTCTTGTTTCCACCCACCATGATGTAAGGATTAAATCCAACATATGGCCAAACGTTCATAATACAAATGTTAAAAGTTCCAGGTGCAGTAAACTGTTTTAAATTCCAACTACCATCACATTCTTGAACTCTTAAATATAATGTTCGGTCATCAGATGATGTATAATCATTTGGGTCAAAGAAAACTTCGTGACATGTACAATTTTGGTTTAATATACATTCTCCACCGGTTTGAATTATTTGGTAATCACCGCTACTTTCAGCTTGAACTCTCACCGTACCCTGACATGCACATACGTCAACAACATCGGTTTGGTCTTGTACCCAACTGTAAGGTATCGTTTCCATATTTCCATTTAAACAATTTGTGTATTCTATATCTCCACCTATATTTGGGTTAGGGAATGTAATTTGGTATGTTCTACAAACACAACTGAATGGTGTTGGTGATGTTGTCGGTGTTGGTGATGGAACTACAGGTGTTATAGTATTAGTTGGGGTTATGGTATTAGTAGGTGTTATAGTTGGTGTTATTGTTCTAGTAGGTGTTATAGTTGGGGTTATGGTATTAGTAGGTGTTATAGTTGGGGTTATGGTATTAGTAGGTGTTATAGTTGGAGTTATGGTATTAGTTGGGGTTGGGGCGATAGGTAGTCCACAACAATCATCTAAATTAACTCTGTAAATATTTTGACAACATCCAACACAATCCAATTTTACGTAAATTTCAAGTAAATTAGGGTTGATACCAGTTAAATTACAAGTACTTCCAGATGGTAATGAAACACAATATGTAGAACCTGTAACTGTTGACTCGGTTAAACCTGTATAAACTGTACAATCACTATAAATTGAGTTTGATGTTATATTAATTATTACACCTTTAGGTGTTACAGTATCCCTAACACACGGTGCTCCGGGTGATGATGTAACTGACGGTGTTATTGTTGGTGTTGGAGTTAATGTTCTTGTTGGTGTTGGTGAACCTCCCGGTGTTTGACTTACGGTAGGGGTTAATGTTGGCTCGGGGGTAATGGTACTTGTGGGGGTTAATGTTGGCTCGGGAGTTGGTGTTAATGTCGACTCGGGAGTTGGAGTTGCGGTTGGCTCGGGAGTTGGAGTTGTGGTTGGCTCGGGGGTAATGGTACTTGTGGGGGTTAATGTTGGCTCGGGAGTTGGAGTTGTGGTTGGCTCGGGTGTTGGTGTTGTGGTTGGCTCGGGAGTTCCTCCGGGTGTTCTTGTATTTGTTGGAGTCGTGGTTGGCTCGGGAGTAGCGGTATTGGTTGGAGTTGATGTTGGTTCAGGTGTTTGAGTACTAGTGGGGGTTAATGTTGGCTCGGGAGTAGCGGTATTGGTTGGAGTTGGTGAAACTTCAGGTGTTTGAGTACTAGTGGGGGTTAATGTTGGCTCAGGTGTTTGAGTATTGGTTGGAGTTGGTGAAACTTCAGGTGTTTGAGTATTGGTTGGTGTCGATGTCGGTTCGGGTGTTGGTGTTGGTTCAGGTGTTGGTTCAGGTGTTGGTGTTGGGGTCGGGGTTGGACAAGGGTTTTCAGACGAACACTCAATACAATCGTTAAAAATTCTACCAGAAAGAGTTTGTGTGGGAAATGGTCCATCAGGTTCAGGTCCCAAATATGCGGTATAACACTTACCATCAAAAAGATAAGTGTTTGGTGCAATAAGACTTATAGTTGTTGGTGTACCAAATATTCTAAATTTTACTAAATTAAGTGGTTCGGGCTCAATACTACAACAATCAATAAAAGTCCATGTGTAAAATTGTGGTGGTTGCGTTTCTGTTGGGGTTGGGGTAGGAGTTGGGGTTACTGTTCTAGTTGGTGTGTTTGTTGGAGTTAATGTATTTGTTGGTGTTGGTGATGGGATATCATTAAATGATGGTGATGGTGGTGGTGTTATGGTTCTTGTTGGTGTAATCGTATTAGTTGGAGTAATCGTATTAGTCGGTGTTAGGGTATTAGTCGGTGTTAGGGTGTTTGTTGGGGTTAATGTTGGGGTTAATGTGTTTGTTGGAGTAACTGTTGGTGTCGGGGCAATAAAACAGTCATCATCACTTGTACATGGTGAACCTGCCGTTAACCATGATGAATATGTATTATATTGAGTATCATATGCAAAATAATACGAATTACTGGGTGGTGTGGCACTTAAACATTTACCCAAAACACCCGCAGTTGTTGTTGAACCCGTTATTTCAGTAGTTAATACTCCGCATGGTGTATATTGAAAAAAAACCTTACCATTTAATGATGGGTCAGTATTTCCAATTGCACTTTCTAAATCAGTTTGTGTAACCTCAAGTGAATGACAAAAACAATCACTTTGAGGTGTTGGTGTTGGGGTAAGGGTGGGTGTTAACGTTGGGGTTGAGGTCGGAGAAATACATGGGGGGCATTCACCCGATTCACAACTAGGTTGTTTAACCCACGTTCTGTCATCCACAGTCAAAGATGCTGGACCCGAAGATGTAACAACAATAAGACATCTACCACCCTCTAAATAAACATCACCAACATTATAAAATGCCCCACTTTGTGTTTCATATAATTGACCATTTGGGTTACAACATTCTACTAAATATTTTGATGTTTGACCTGGTGTGGGTGTAATAGTAGGTGTTGGGGTAGGTGTTGGTGTTTCACAGGGTGGCGCTTCACTATTTGTAAAACAATCAGTACAATCGTCGTATATAGTTGCCGGTATTCCTATACCACTTACAGTAGTATTAATACCTTGATATTCCCAACATTTACCGCCATAATATACTGTTTTTCCAGCGTAATTTGAAACAACAATATTTGTTATATCAAATACAATAAAATCTAACCCATCACAACAATTTACAAATTCCCATCCTTGTAAGGAATCATTACAATCAGTACAATCGCTGTATGGTCCAACAAAATTGGTATTTGGTACTGTTCCGGGTATGTTTGTTGCTTCCCAACACGATAAAGTTGTGTTATCAAATAAACACACACCCAACGTATAGATTGTGTCGTCAACTAAAAAATCATTAGTTACCGAGGGGTCGTTACATAACGTAAATTGTATTGTTGATATCGCCATTAATTACTTAATATATCAGATAAATACCGGAAAGTAAATTTTAAAGAGAAATAAATGACTTAAAAATAAAATTATTATTTACGGTTACTTGATATGTTTTTAATACTGGCATTATTTTATAAATATAAAAAATTTAATTTATATACAGTACGTTGGATTAACACCACAATCTATGTAAGCAATTCCACAATAGTTAGGGTCAGTTATTGTTCCACTTAGACCTAATTGTGCAACTAAATATTCTCCAGCACTTGGATTTAAATTTATATTTCCGCTATCACTTGAGTTACCTGTTACAATTTTCCATGCTGGGGTAGTATATGTCCCAATAACCACACCCGAACTATTTACTCTATAAAAAGTGATTGGAATATCTGATGTTGCATTTGTTGTGTTACCTAAATTATCTTTAAGTGTCCATGTAACGGCATATTCTGAATTTTCATCTATTGTTTCAATGGTATACCATAAACAATACCCTGATGGGGGACTACCATCGGGAGTATTTGATGGTGTCGGGGTATTAGTTGGTGTAACAGTAGGAGTAAGAGTTCTTGTTGGTGTTAAAGTAGGGGTAACTGTGTTAGTTGGTGTTACATTATATGTCGGTGTTACGGTTGGTGTTGGTGTTGGGGTGGGAGTTAAAGTAGGTGTTGGTGGTGAACATGGGTCTCCCATTTCTCCTGTACATGTTCCGTTATTTCCGTATCCAATAGTAAATCCAAAAAATGGAGTCCACGGAAATGTGGTGGAACTATATGGTGTATTATTTCTATAAAATGTTACAAGGTCTATTACACCACTTTGAGTACATAAGTTAAATACTTCCGCGGGTAGTGTTTGTACATGTGTTTGAGTCTCACCAAAACAATCGGTATATTGAATATTAACAACATTATTATAACTAGGATTTGTATTTCCTGTTGCACCATTAACCAAGGTAGAATCAACGGTAATGCAATTACATATGGTTGTACCTGATTCACAATCGGAACACCTTAAATCAACATACGACATTTGATATCCACCTTGATTTGTTTCAGAATTATTGTGACCATCACAATGTTCAACAAATAAATAAATGTTTTTTATTAATGAACTTATAGTTAACGAAAATGTATATCCACTTGGTGGAATGGGAATGAGAGTTTCTGAACCATTTATGTAATCCGTGCCCACACCATTTATATTGGTTGTTAAACCTGTATAAATGTAATAACCACCACATGGTGTTGTTCCTATAAAATTATTTACTGTTATTTGATATGTTGACATGTTATGGTATAATAATTAAATCTAATTTAGCAACATTGGTTTGTGTTAGTTAAAACTCCACCCCATTGTGTATCATTAATATATGGTGTGGTTCCAGGGTAAACACATCCAAATACTTGAGGTATCATCCCATCATAACCAAAAACACTTGTAGTAGCTGAAATATTTTCACAGGTTTGGTAAAAAATGTTAACACTAGGTGTATATCCACTAAAATAATATGTCCATTGAGAACAACATGGTGGGGTTGGGGTTGGGGTTGGACTTATATCACACATGACTTCAGTATCAAAACATAACGTATCGTAACATGGATATGTTTTACTATCGTTTGTATAAATGTTTTTAACGATGTACCTATTTGTTGTTTCATCGGTCATTTTAACCCAATATTGGGTATCAAAACTCATTCCTGTTAAAACAATTGATGAGTTTGTTAAACCAGTTCCATATAATGTATAACTTGTATTATCATGTTCAGGATATGGATTTGGTCCGGACTTATATCTTATTGAATAAGGTCCGTCATTTGTTATATTATATAGTTTTACGTTTAATCCCATTTAAGTATAAATATCTATTTTATAAATTTAATTTTATTAACAATCAAAATCATTTGTACATCCAGTTCCTAAATCGGTTACTGTTGAAAATGTTACAAGGGTGATATTTCCACCCACTAAGATGTACATATCCCAAGAAGTACCTCCTGAAACTGACCAAAGATTCATAATACATATAATAAACGAACCAGCCCCAGCAAACGTTCTTGTATTCCAGCTACCATCACATTCTTGAACTCTTAAATATACTTTATTATCATCTGAATTCTGTATATCTTGTTGGTCAATAGTAACATCATGACATGTACAATCTTGGTTTAAATCACATTCCATACTAACAAGATTTATCTGAAATGCCCCACCACGTACATTTACCGAATTCTCACATGCACATATGTCAACATAATCAGTTTGATTTTGTGTCCAACTAGATGGTATCGTTTCCGTATTTCCATTTAAACAATTTACGTAATCTACATTACCAACAGCATTTGGGTCAGGGAATATAATTTGGTATGTTCTACACTCACCCCCTGGACAACTGAATGGTGGTGGTGATGGTGACGGTGCTGGAGTTGGGGTTGGGGTTGGGGTTGGTGCTGCCGATGTTGGTGTTACTGTTGGTGTTATGGTTCTTGTTGGTGTAATTGTTCTTGTTGGTGTAATTGTTCTTGTTGGTGTAATTGTTGGGGTTATGGTTCTTGTAGGTGTAATAGTACTGGTTGGAGTTGGGGTTGGGGTTGGACATGGGTATTCAGTTAAACATTCAATACATCCACCCGGATATGGTCCTCCATCTATTAAATATAATG